GCAATCAATCTAATAGACTACTTGAATCGGTTGAAAATGTTACAAACGGTTTCCAGAGTTTCAGCAGAGGAACGCCGGGAATGTTGCACAACACAGAGGCAGTAGCGGCGCGCGACACTGATACAAAAAAAATGTTAGAACAGTTTCTTGACAGTCAAAAAAGAACATCGGAATTAGATAATTCTGATGATCAAAAAAGAACATCATTGTCAGCGTTATCAGATAACCAGACGGGCGTGATTGACAAGCTAAATGAAGTAAATAGTAACATAATAAGACTACTGACAGCCACACAACAAGGTGTTAACGTTCAGGAAAGAACAAGAAAAAGCGTGCGCGGACTTGGATCAGATATGTTCAAGGGCGCAGGATTATAATAAAAAGTAAGGTAACATAATATGTCGTGGAAAAAATATTTCACCCCAGTTCCAACAAGCACAAACCAAAGCGGCAGTTATAGCCCGTTTAGCTTTTCAAAAGGACAAGGGCTCGGCCCAGCAGCATCCAACTATAGCTCACATCTTCCAGATGTGTATGTTGGAAATCCAAACAGGGTCGAACGCTACGGCCAGTATAACACTATGGACAGCGATTCAGAAATCAATGCTGCCTTGGACATTCTTGCTGAATTTTGTACTCAAAAGAACAAAGAAAATAATACACCGTTTAAGATTGCATACAACGGTTCGCCAACCAACAGCGAAGTTCAAATTCTAAGTCAATACCTGCATCGTTGGGCCAAGCTACAAGAGTTTGAAACTCGTATGTTTAAAATTATTAGAAACATTTTCAAGTACGGCGACCAATTTTTCATCAGAGATCCAGAAACTAAAAAGTGGTTCCATGTTGATACTGCTAGTTTAACTAAAATAATTGTAAACGAAAGTGAAGGTAAGCGCCCAGAACAATATATAGTCAAGGATATAAATATATCATTTGAAAGCTTGTCAGCAACAAAACTTAATACCACTAATGCGTATGGACCATCGGGCGCAGGCGGAATGGGAGGCCCAGCAGGCGGATCCGGCGGAGGTGCACCAGGCAGCACTCCTGATTCAAATACCAGTCGCTTTTCAAACGAATCCAACGAAACAGCAGTTGATGCAGAACATGTAATACACATGTCACTCAGTGAAGGCATGGACCAAAACTATCCGTTTGGCAACAGTTTGCTGGAAAGTATTTTTAAGGTTTACAAGCAAAAAGAATTACTAGAAGATGCAATCATCATCTACCGCGTTCAGCGTGCGCCAGAGCGCAGAGTATTTTATGTAGACGTTGGCAACATGCCAAGTCACCTTGCTATGCAGTTTGTGGAAAGAGTAAAAACAGAAATTCACCAAAGAAGAATTCCATCAAAGACAGGCGGAGGCCAAACTGTCATAGACAGCAGCTACAATCCGTTATCGATCAATGAAGACTACTTCTTTCCACAAACTGCTGAAGGCAGAGGATCAAAAGTTGAAACACTACCAGGCGGTACAAACCTTGGTGAAATTGACGATTTAAGATACTTTACTAACAAGTTGTTACGTGGTCTGCGTATTCCTAGTTCGTATCTTCCAACTGGTGCCGACGACAGTGCAAGCCAATTCAATGACGGCCGTGTCGGTACTGCTTATATTCAAGAGCTGCGTTTTAACAACTATTGCGAGAGATTACAAAGCCTAATTGCTGAAGTATTCAACAAAGAATTTAAGTTGTATCTCAATCAAAAAGGCATCAACATTGATGTTGCAATGTTTGATTTAAAATTACAGCCACCACAAAACTTTGCAAGTTATCGTCAAGCAGAACTTGACAGCAACAGAATTTCAACATTCACATCCATGCAAGCTGTTCCGTTTATTTCCAACCGTTTTGCATTAGAAAGATTTCTTGGATTGTCTAAGGAAGAAATTGCCACAAACGAAAGACTGTGGAGAGAAGAGAATGAGGACGAGTTTGAAACTGGAGAGCAAGATTCGAGCGCTCAGATGAGAGATGCAGGAATCACCGGCGCCGACATTAGCACAGACATGGGTATGGCAGATGGGCCAGACTCTGATATAGAGTTAGACGATACAACTGGTGATACAAGTGCAGTTGGTGGACCAACTGCAGGTGCGCAAGGCGGCGATGCGCCGTTCGGGTCATAAATAATAGTATGATAATACGTGAATTATATTACTTTGATAAAGAGACAATGGAACCTGTTGACGACGAACGTTATGATGCAGGCGAAGACGATTCTATTGTCGACATTGACGATACGCGCAAGACAAGACTTACGCTGAAAGACATCAACAAAGCAAGACGTGCTGACGATATGCACAGAAAAGAAGCCAACAAAGATTTGGTTCATGTTAAAGCAATGTACGGTATTGCTGCACAGATGCAAGAGCAGCCACCATTGTAAGGAGATTCTTTTGACAAAAGATTTTTTACCAAACGAAACAAAGCAACAGCGCAAAGATAGAAAGCGCGCCGAAAAAACGTCAATCCGTGAACAACATTTAATTGTTGATAATCCAATTCCGGCCACTACAGATACCAATGTTGCATTTGTGCTAGGCAACGGGGTTAGTCGCCAAAGTATCAATCCTGCAGACCTTGCACTTCACGGAATTACATACGGATGTAACGCATTGTATAGAGAATTTTCGCCCGACTACTTGGTTGCAGTTGATACTAAAATGATTAGAGAAATTACAACTGCTGGATACCATAAACTACATTCGGTGTGGACTAATACAAATAAATATTCAAAAGAGATCAGTGGATTAAATTTGTTTAATCCTTCACAAGGTTGGAGCAGCGGTCCTAGCGCATTAAATTTAGCAAGTACACATGAAAATAAAACAATTTATATTTTAGGATTTGATTATGCAGGTATTGGAAACAAAAATGAGTTGGTAAACAATATATATTCGGGTTCTGTTAACTATAAAAAAGTAAATGATAGAGCAACATACTTTGGAAATTGGCAAAAACAAACAACAACCTGCATTAAGCAAAATACAAAAATTAAATACATACGTGTAATTGCAACAGCAACCTCATTTATACCAGACACATTAATAGGAATATCTAATTTAACCCATATAACAGTTGAAAACTTTAAGAAGAAATTTCAACTTGTATAAGGTAAATAAACGAATGGGCTCGTTTGAGCCCGTTTCAGCATACTTTTTTCGATTGTATGTAAATACAATTGACAGCCTTGGACATACAGGAGAACAACATGACTGAACGTAGCAAATTTGAACAAATGGTCGAGCGTCTTATTAACGAAGACAAAGCCGGCGCCGAAGAATTATTTCACGAAATCGTAGTAGAGAAATCAAGAGCAATTTACCAAAATATCATCGAGTCCGAAGACGACGAAGATCTAGATGAAGAAGAAGAAGACGACCTTGACGAAGATGAAGACGACAACCGTCGTGCATTTGACAAGGCCGACAGTGAACCTAAGAAAAAAGTAACACTTAAAAAAGCGCCTTGGGACAAAGAAACCAACGAAGCTGAAGATGACGATGACGATGAAGACGAAGTATCTGAATCAAGCGACAACGACGACGAAGACCTTGACGAAATGTTTGGTCTAAACAACATGGCAGAGGAAGATCCATCAATGATGGGTGGTGACGCCACTGATGACATGATGGGCGACATTAGCGCAGACGATGACGACAGCGAAATGGATCCAATGGACGGCATGGACGACATGAACGACGAAGGCAGCGACGACGCAATGGATGTCATTGACGACATGGGAGATGCACTAGAAAAGCTAAGAGCTGAATTTCAAAACATGATTGATGGCACTAGCGACGACGACGAATCAAATGCATACAGCGATGATGAAGGCGACGAAGAAGAAGAAGAAGGCGACGAAGAAGAAGGCGACGAAGAAGACGATAATCCTTTTGATGACAAAGAAGAAGAATCGTTTGCTTATGAATCAACAAATTCAGAATCACCAAGAGGTCCTAAGAGCGCAGGCGAGCAAATGCGTGAATACGTTGAAAAAGTTCAAGGCGGCGACTTAGGTTCCAAGATTGGCGGCGACAATGGCACAAACACAAAGTCAACTGTTGCTACAAAGAATGATATGGGCGGAACAACTGCAAACGTACTACGTACAGACACAGAAACACCAACTGAAGCAAACAAAGGTCACCTAAAAGGCCAGAGTGTATTCAAAGGTAACCCAAAAACAGATAACGCAGGGAATATAAACGTTCCAGGCGGGAAGGCTGGTAAATCTTCCTTTAAGAAGACTGAACCAGGTCATGGCGCCGAAAAGAAAGGCAAGCCAGAAACTGCCGACAAGGGTGCAGGTAGTACAATCAAAACTACTGTGCGCTCGAAGTAAGGCAAGAAGGTAAGGACAACAGATGAATTTCTTAACAGAGAGTCTTAGTTTCGACCAAGCTAAAATAGTAGTTGAGTCTACTGGAGATGGCAAATCCCTTCACATGAAGGGTATTGTCATCCAAGGTGGAATACGTAACGCAAATCAACGTGTGTATCCCGTAAATGAAATTGGCAGGGCTGTCAGAACTCTTAACGACCAAGTTAGCGGAGGATACTCAGTTCTCGGTGAAGTAGACCATCCAGAAGGCCTTAATATCAACCTAGACCGTGTAAGTCATATGATCACAGAAATGTGGATGGATGGCCCAAACGGTTATGGTAAACTAAAGATACTTCCTACACCGATGGGACAAATAGTTCAAATAATGCTTGAATCAAGTGTTAAACTAGGCGTCTCATCGCGTGGAAGTGGTAACGTCAAAGAAGACGGCTCCGGCGAAGTATCAGAATTTGAAATTATTACTGTTGATGTAGTGGCACAACCAAGTGCTCCGGGTGCATACCCAACACCAATTTATGAGCACCTCATGAACGAACGAGGCGGTTATAAAGCATTTATGCGAAGTAAAGAAGTAACAGGCAACCCACAGGCACAAAAATACATTGCAGAGAGTCTATTGAACATAATAGACAGACTCAATTAAAAGGAGAAAATAATGGAAGCACTAAAAGCCCTTTTAGAGAGTGACGCGATATCTGAGCAAATGAAATCAGAGATTCAAGAAGCCTGGGACGTTAAGGTTGTAGAAAACCGCAAACAGGTAACATCGGAACTTCGTGAAGAATTCGCTAAGAAATATGAGCATGATAAAAGTGCTATGATCGAAGCAATCGATACTGTTGTAAGCGAAAAGCTTACAGAGGAAATGGTAGAATTCAATGAAGACCGTAAACAGCTAGCTGAAGCTAAAGCAAAGTATGCAATTAAAATGCGTGAAGACGCAAAATTAATGAAGAACTTTGTAATGGAACAACTTGCTGGTGAAATTTCTGAACTACACAGCGATCAAAAGACAACAGCAACTAAGTTTGCTGTACTTGAAGATTTTGTTGTAGAACAACTTGCAAAAGAACTTGCTGAATTCCAGGAAGACAAAAATGACCTTGCAGAAACTAAAGTACGTCTCGTAAGAGAATCAAAATCGCACTTTGCTAAAGTTAAGCAAGACTTCATTAAGAGAAGCGTAACTGCATTATCTGAAACAGTTGAAAAGGGACTACGTTCCGAAATTCTTCAACTCAAAGAAGATATTGAAGTTGCACGCATGAACGACTTCGGTCGTAAAATATTTGAGGCGTTTGCTGGTGAATATCTGAACAGTCACTTAAATGAGAAGTCAGAAACCAAGAAACTACTAAAAGTACTTGATGCAAAAGACAAACAGCTTGCAGAAGCTAAAGCCTTTGCCGTTAAAGCAAAGCACTTAGCAGAATCAAAGAATAACGAAGTCAAGCACCTAGTTGAATCTAGAGACAGAGCAAAAGTACTAAACGACCTCACTGGTCCCCTAAGTAAGGGACAGAAGGCAATAATGAATGACTTGTTAGAGTCGGTACAAACAAACAGACTGCAAAGTTCGTTTAACAAGTATCTTCCATCAGTAATTGACGGTAATACTCAAACAAGAAAAAAGGCAACCCTTAAAGAAGGCAAAGAAATCACAGGCAATCGTAAACAAGAACACATGACATCGACAGCAGACACAAATGTATTAGACATGCGTCGTCTTGCAGGATTGAAATAAGGAGAATCAAAAATGTCAGAACTATTAGAAAGTAGATGGCAGGAGACCAAGGGTGCCCTTCTTGAAGGCCTTGCAGGCAACAAAAAAGCAGTGATGAATGTTACACTGGAAAATACCCGTAGGTATCTTTCGGAAAGTGCAACTGCTGGAGCCACTTCTGCTGGTAATATCGCAACACTACACCGTGTAATCCTTCCAGTGATTAGACGTGTTATGCCTACTGTTATTGCAAACGAACTTGTTGGTGTACAGCCGATGCAAGGTCCAGTATCACAGATCCACACTCTACGTGTACGTTACAGTGACAACTTCACTGACGCCACTGGTGGAAACGTAACAGCTGGTGAAGAAGCACTAAGTCCATTCAAAATTGCTGAAGGTTACTCCGGTAACGTCGGCACTGGCAACGGACGCCCAGCAAATACTTCATCGCTTGAAGGCGTTGCAGGTAATAAGATGTCTATCCAGATTCTCAAGCAGACTGTTGAAGCTAAATCACGTAAGCTATCAGCACGTTGGACTTTCGAAGCTGCACAAGACGCACAAGCAATGCATGGCATTGATGTAGAAGCAGAAATAATGGCTGCTCTTGCACAAGAAATTACTGCTGAAATCGACCAAGAAGTACTACGTAGCCTTCGCTCACTAGCGGGATCTGCTGTAGAAACTTACGACCAAGCAGCAGTATCTGGTACTGCTACTTTCGTTGGTGACGAGCACGCTGCACTAGCTGTTCAGATCAACAGAGTATCAAACCTAATTGCTCAGCGTACACGTCGCGGTGCAGGTAACTGGGCAGTGGTTTCACCAACTGTTCTTACACTTCTACAGTCAGCAACTACTTCGGCATTTGCTCGTACTACTGAAGGCACATTTGAAGCACCAACTAACACTAAAATGGTTGGTACTATCAATAACGCAATGAAGGTATATGTTAACACATATGCAACTTCAGATGATGTGATCATTGGTTACAAAGGAACAAGTGAATCAGATGCAGCGGCTTTCTATTGCCCATACATCCCACTTATGAGCTCCGGCGTTGTTCTTGATCCACAAACATTCGAGCCAGTAGTTAGCTTCATGACACGTTATGGTTATGTTGAACTAACAAACACTGCGTCATCACTTGGTAACGCAGCAGACTACTTGGGTGTTGTTGGAGTTACAACTGGTAACCTTAGCTTTAGCTAAATTTAACCACAAGAAAATAAGATTAGGCCCTACGGGGCCTTTTCTTTTGGCAAAAAACTATACAACGCTGTAAATAGAGGTTGACCTCTGCTGTATGTAATGCTATATTAAGTACAACACAACAAACAACAGCACATAGGAACATAGGCACATGAAAATTACACTACGCAAGGCAAACGCTGTACAAGCAGCAATTAATGAAGCAGTTACTTCTTTGGATCTTACCACTGATGTCAGTGTTAATGAGTTCCAGAAGCCATTGGCAGTAATGGCTTCCGCAAGAGACACGTTTTCTGCAAACCTACACACGCGCACCAACTTGCTGAACGCATTGTATGGTATTCGTCGTGACGTTGCTCGTGCAAATGCCACAGCAGGCGTTAATGACACGCTTACAAAGGTCGCGCATCTTGAAAAAGAAATTGGACATATGACTAGGCTGTCAAAGTTGAAGCCACAAGTTGAAATTTCTGTAATCCGTGGCAAGCTTGGTAAGATTAAAGCTAGAGATTCTAGCGCAAGTGATTCATACCGCTTTGGAGAAACCGACGATTTGGTCAAAACATCAATTTTTAAACGAAACGAAATTGAAGATTTCCGTAAGCAGGTCGTTGACATGAAAAAGAGAAAGTTGCTGCTACAAGACGCACTTCTTGAATTAAATGTGAAGACCGAAATTGAAATCGACACAGACAGCCTGCCAGTGCTCACAGAAGCTGGTATCCTGTAAACAGTTTGGTAATTATGCGGTGAAAACTGTAAATTACCCAGAGGAGAAAGAGAAAAAGAAATCGACTTCCGTTTGAGATCACTAAGTGATCATAAACATATGTTCAATGATTTATTCATTTTAGCAAATCTTGACCCAGTTACTTATTAGCCTTGATTGTGCCTGCACATTGTTAACTGGAAATATGATTCTTATGCATTTTGCTTTTTGAATTTTGCCGCTGGCCACGCCGTTAATGGGATACGCCTGTATGCACTTTGTCTTAGTCAATTTTTATACTTTTTCTTCTCTGTTCTATTAAAGACTAGTCTCCGGACTAGTCTTTTCTCTTGACGACCCTATCTGTTCTTTTGATAAATATAAGTGTCTAGAACTGTGCAAACAGACTTATGCGGAGACCCTCCGCGTAGACCTAGAACGTCAACATAGGAGAAACAAATGGGACGTCCAATTAATAAAAGATACCTCGGTACCACAGGCGGAACCGAAGACGGCACAATGCCAGCAACAGTTAAAGTAGGTGCAAACGCTGTTTCAGTTAATGGAATAATAATTTCACAAAGATCAGAAACTAAATTTCAAGTCAACGACGCAGCAGACGGATCGGGTAATGCCGGGTCTTGCGTTCTAGTCGACAAAGATGTGCCAGATGCTGGCGAAATGGTTGTTAAGGGATATGTCACTGGTACAGGCGACGGTGTTAACATTCGTAAGTTTCACAACAGAACAGTAGTTGACTTTGATAATGTTCATTACACCTGGACAGTACAAGATGATTCAACATCTAACATTTTAGTGTTAACTGCAATATAATAGGTGATACGAGATGGCATTAAGTAAGGTAACAAACTACGGAGTCGATCTCTACAAGATAAAAGTCAATAGCGGAGGCGCTATTGACTTTGATATGGGTGGGTCAGGTACTGCTACTATTAGAGGTAACTTAGTCGTTATTGGCGACACTACTACTGTTAGCTCCAAAGACTTATCAGTGGGTGACAACGTTATTGTAGTTAACAGCGGCGAAGAGAACGCTGGTATAACACTTGGTGTAGCAGGGTTGTTAATTGATCGCGGCACATTGTCTAACATTGAATTGTTTTACGACGAATCGTTGAGCACATTCCGCAACGGATCTCTACAAGCCAACGAAGGTGCGTTTGCATTGCGCAACGACGACGACAGCGACCTAATTGGACTGTATGTATCATCTATTAATTCACTCGAAGGCAACGACTTAAATTTTCTAGCTGGACAAGATGTTGGTGTATTAAGTGTTACTGGTACTCTAAATTATGAAGATCAAGTTATTGCAGGCGACGACGACGTTATTCCCAACAGGGCATATGTTGTTAACAAGATAAACCAATTAATTGCAGATAATGATTCTGGCGGATTAAACATAAATGGAGACTCGGGTGGTCCGGTAGCATTGGTATTATCTACTGATACATTAGATGTTGAATCAGACGACGGCCTTATTACAGCGATTAATAAAGTAGGAACCCAAGTAACATTAACAGTAGGCGCACTTGATGCAACTGACGTTCAAAAAGGAATTTCGAGATTTGAAGCTGCACATTTTTTGGTTGCTGCTGGAAAAGTATTTTTAAAAGATGCTGGCATCGACAATGTAAAACTAGTAAACGACTATTATACACTGTCTACTAATAACGGGGCTCCTAGTATTGATGTCCAGCTTGGAGATGTTATTAACTTTAACAAAGGAGACGGTATTGATGTTGTTATTGCAAATGACACTGTTACTATTTCCAATACTCAAAAAATATTTAATACAATTAGTGTATCGGGTCAACCAGATGTTGTAGCAGAATTAAACAACGATAACCTTACTCTAGTCAATGGCAACAACATCAGTGTTACTACAAACAATGCAACTGATTCTATTACTATTAGCAGTTTAGTTGATGGTGATAGTGCATTTAAAACTACAGATTCGATTACAACAAATACATCACCAACTGTAATTGATAGTTTTACATTAGCAACTTCTCGTTCGGCAAAGTATCATATTCAAATTACACAAGGTAGTACTTATCAAGTTTCTGAATTGGTACTTATGCACAACGGCACTGTAACATTTGATACTGAATATGCAATACTAACATCAAATGGAGTTCTTGGTGTACTTACTACAGCAGTAAATGGCACCGAAGCCGAACTTATTGTAACAATGAATAGTGCAAGTCCTTCGAGTATTATTATTAAAAGGTTGTTATTTGATGTTTAATTATTTAAATTACTCTCTTAGAAATAACACCACTAGTAAGAAAGTTTAACATGTCAATAAGAATGGGTCCAACAAACAAAACTGTGTTAAATTCATCATGGAATAGCAACACAGACACATATACTACTACTACTACTGACAACGTTATAAGTGCAGTTCATTTACAGATGAGACGGTGTGTCTTAATGCCAGATGGTACAGTGAATTATTATTTAGATCCAGATGACAGTACTAAAAAGATCGACGGAACTCCGTCGGTACTAACTGGTGCAGACGGAAATGTAATGGTAGAAATTCCAAAATTTTCATTTAGCCGAACATTAGCCGCCGGCAATACAACTTGGGAGATTGTTTTTGGTACCAGAGAAGGGTACACATTACACCCGGCTTTTTTCAAAGCTGGCGTAGAAGTTAGCCACCGGTATGTTAGTGCATATGATGCATGTTATTTAGATGCAACAGATAGCTTATACAAGTCTGGCACAAATCTTGATGATGCTACCAGTACCCTCGACTTGTCCAATGACAAATTATCATCTGTTTCTGGCATACATCCGCTTGTTGGCGCAACCCGTAACGAATGCAGTATGCTTGCTGCAAACAACGGATCTGGATGGGTGCAGCTTGACTTTAATCTTTGGTCAGCTATTCAAATTTTATACATAGTCGAATACGCTAATTTTAATTCTCAAGCTACACTTGGAAGCGGTAATACCGATGGAAGTTATGTTGCATCTTCTAGCAGTCAGGCAGATAGTCCTCATATAATTGCAGGCGCAACAAACAACTTAGGAAACAATAGTACTGATTTGGCAACAGGAACTGGGTTTGTAAGCTACCGAGGAATTGAAAATCTTTACGGAAACTGTTCAACGTGGACTAATGGTATTAATGTTAATATTGGCACAGCAGGCACTGTTTATGTAGCAAGTGACTACAGAAATTTTGCCGATGATACTTTGATAAATTATGATCTTATTACATCTGCGTTTGAGACAACAGACGGATTTATTCGTAATCTATTGCAAACCGGCGCATATTTCCTTTCTTCAATAAATCTTACTGCAACGTCAATAACTTATGTAACAGACTATCACTTTGCAAGCACATCACTTTTGCAAATAGTCTGTGTCGGCGGCGATGCAAGTGCAGCAGGCGGAGCAGGAATTTTAGGAATATCGTCAAATAAATTATCAAGTAGTGCTGATAGAAAAATAGGATGCCGTCTTTGTTTTTAAATATCAAGTATGTGTAACTTACATTTTTGATAAATACTTAACAAGCAAGGGGCATAGAATCTATGGATAATAATAATAAATTTGAAGTTAAAATTGGATTAATTACTCCTCGTATAGATTTTGCCTTACCAGATTCTCCTAATAGTATTGTAGCAACAATGCTTAACAGTGACGATGTTACGTTTAACGGCGATAGCGGACGTCTTCTGTCAATTAGTGATACGTTAACTGGAAATGTTTTTTCACTTAACAACGCAACTGGTGTTCCTATTATCGAAGCCGATGACAACGGTGTCGTAAGAATTGCCGAAACATTTGGTAAAGCAGTAATTGGTAATATAAGCATCGACGGCAGCACTATTACCCATACTAATCCTACTGCTGTATTAACTATACAACAACAAGGTTCTGGCTATCTTAAAGTTGGCGGAGAACTAGGTATGGTTATTCCTGCTGGTGACGATGTTCAACGCCCTGCAGAAATATCTAGCGAAATAGGAATGACACGATTTAATATTGAGCGAAAATACTTAGAAATATGGAACGGCGAAATTTGGCAATCATCAGCAGGGGATGCATTGCAAATTTCTAGAGAAACAGCACGAGACATTTCAGTTGTGTATGCACTGATGTTAGGATAATATAATGGCAACAGAATTTAAAAATAAAATAGTAAAAGAAGTTGGCACTTCTGCAGTAATGTCGATAGAAACTGATTCGCTAACACAGACAACAGTAATTGGTCTTAAAATATCAAACTTAACTGAATACATGGTATATGCTGGAATTTTACTTCGTGATGCTGACAATGTAATGGGATACTTTATGAAAGATATAATGATTCCGGCAAACAGTAGTTTGCATGCTGTGGCGTCAGGGGAAAAGTTAATTCTTGCTGAGAACAATCAGTTATTTATAGTTGCAGATGAAGCTGCTTCGTTAGATGCAATTATTAGTTATATAGAAATTAGGGATTAAAATGTCATCAAATTACACAGGGGTTACTCCGGAACAGGTATTTATTGCAACCGACAGCAGATTCTTTTATGGGCTACGTAGAACAGACAACGGTGAACTATTTTTAGCCAAGGCTGATCAGTTAAAAAAAACAGATTCAATTACTATAAACAAGCCAGGCGACATGGCAGAAAACTATACAACTTTTTCTCAGGGAGTAGACTTTTATGATGGCAGAGACGATGATCATAACTTGATACATGAGAATTTAAATTATGAACAACACCGCTGGGACAACAGAAATATATTGTACTATGTTAACAGCGAAGGTGAGCTAGTACAAAGAATAAATGAAAATTATATATATGATGATAACTCATCAAGTAACGGATTGTAAGAGAGAGTAACATGGCAGATTTTGATCTAAACAAAATTAAATTTAGATGGGTAGGCGATTGGGTATTATCAACTAGCTACACAAAGGATGATGTTGTACGCTTCCAGGGAAAGACCTATGTATGTTTACTTGGTCACACATCTAGTGCTACAACAATTTATCCTGATTTAAATCTTCAAGCACCTAACACTCGATGGGAATTAATGTTCGATGGTAATCAATGGCGAGGAGATTGGTTATCTAATACACAGTATCATCTTGGCGATATTGCAAAATACAACGGATACCTTTATCAGTGTACCACAGAGCATATTTCAACTTCGATCTTTGCGCAAGGCCTAGTTGATAATATTACCGATTGGACTATTGTAGCCGCAACATACAATTGGTTAAACGCTTGGACTGCAACAATGGATGATAGTTCGTCTGCTCCGCAGTATTATAATTTAGGCGATGTTGTTAGTTATAATGGTATAACTTATATATGTATTGAAAAACACATAGCAGGACTGTATCTTGAACTTGATCAAGATAAGTGGTCGGTTGTTACTCGTTCAGATAATTGGAGATACAATTGGCAAGCTAGCACTCGTTATAGTGTAGATGATATTGTAAAATACGGCGCTATCAGTTACAGATGTATAACTGCTCACGAAAGTAGTGCAACACTAGGATTAGAACAAGATCAATCGAGCTGGGAAATATTCTTAGAAGGAATTGATTATAAAGGCAACTGGGCTACTTCAATTCGTTATAAAAAATTCGATATTGTAAAATCCAGCGGATCACTATGGAAAGCAACACAGGGACATACATCAACTGTTAGTTTACGAGCTGATCAGGTTAACTGGGCAATATATGTACCCGGTCTTTCATACCAAGAACGCTGGGATACTATTGTAGAATATGCAATAGGAGACATTGTAATTTATGGTGGATATACTTATACTGCATTAACAAATAACAATAACAGTATACCAAGTGTTAATGGAATACTGCAAGATACTGGTGATTGGGAATTATTAGTAGCAGGATATAGACATCTTGGAGATTGGATTAACTCCACAGAGTATAATACCGGAGATGTTATTAGAGATAGTGGATATCTTTATATTGCAGTTGCAGACAGTAGCGCAATCAAGCCTGACTCGAATACTGCAATTTGGCAAGTATTAGTCACTGGTAAAAAGTGGAAAAACAATTGGCAGGATAATACAGAATATTCATTAGGAGATATAGTAACGTATGCTGGCGTGGCATATACTTGCATACTACGTCACCAAGGAACCGAAAGCAACAGCCGCCCAGACTTGGACATTGTAAATACCAGTGAGAATTATTGGATTGTGTTAATACAAGGAACTGCCAGCAATGTGCTAACAACTGTAGGCGATCTTAGAACACACAATGGCACTGATACTGAAAGATTTGAAATCAACATTCCTGGCAACTTATTAAAATCAGTTGACGGTCAACTAAGTTGGGAAAACCTTGATGAAGTACCTAACACATATTATGTAAGTACAACAGGCACAGATACTGTAGGTTACGGGTCAACACTAGCATCGCCGTTTAGAACAGTAAAGTATGCATGTGAGTTTGTGTTAAACAATGTTGATGTTGATACAACAAATACTGTAATTTTTATTAAGACTGGCAGTTATGACGAAATACTTCCAATTAAAATTCCAAGAAATTGTGCAATAGTCGGCGATGAACTCAGAAGCACAGTTATCTTACCAGCAGACAGTTATGAGCAATCAAACATGTTCTTTGTCAACAACGGCAGCGGAATAAGAAATATGACTTTACAAGGTCTGTCGGGTGTACTAGGCACCCCTAATCAGTACTTTACAAGCCGGCCTAGTGCTGGCGCATATGTTAGCTTGGATCCAGGCACTGGTCCAAACGACACTAGTGTATGGATTATCAACAAGTCGTGTTATGTACAGAATGTAAGCACATTTGGCACAGGATGTGTTGGCATGAAAGTTGACGGATTATTACACAACGGCGGAAATAGATCGATTGTTGCAAACGACTTTACTCAAGTATTAAGCGACGGAATTGGATATTGGGCATCTGATCTAGGAAGATCAGAACTTGTGAGTGTGTTTACATATTTCTGTCATATTGGGTATTTGTCCGAAAACGGCGGAATACTTCGTGCAACAAATGGCAACAACTCATATGGTACATACGGAAGTGTAGCTGAAGGAACAAATTCAAGTGAAACTGCGATAACTGCTGAAATAGACAATAGGACATTAGAAGCACAAGTTGACATAGTACACACTGACGGAAGTAAAATAATAGCAGTTGGATACAAGCATGCTGGACAAGAGTATAGTTCTGCTACTGCATCTATTCTAGGATCCGGTGTTGATGCAAATGCAATATATGAAGAATTTAGAAACGGTGCAATAAGTGAAATTAGAACTATTGATCCTGCTGATTCTACTACACCTGGCGGACTCAACTACCAGTTTCTATTAAACAGTGCGCAGACTGGGTCAGCAACTAGCATTACATTGTCGGCTGCTGACGGAACAGGTACTAGTGCAAAGTATGTCGGGATGCGAATATTTATAAACAGCGGTCCGGGTATTGGACAATATGGTTATATTGCTTCTTATAACGAATCTACCAAGATTGCATCTGTTAGTAGAGATTCCGACGATGCCGCAGGGTGGGATCATATTTATCCAGGATACCCAATCGAAGCAGTACTCGACGACACAACGCGATATAATATTGAGCCACTAGTTAGTATTGCAGAACCAATCTTTGATTCAACTGTGATAAACACAGGTACAACTGCCAACACTTATAAATTTATAGTGTCTGATAAGGATCAGAAAATTTTAGTTGTGCCAACTGCACTAAGTGAAACACATGCGTACAGCAATGATGCCGGTAGTACATGGTTAAACATAACAACTGCAATTGAAACTGATGGGTCAATTGCAACCGGAGTTATATATTCCGGACAAGAATTTATAATTACAGGCGGCCTAAGTTATTATACATCCGTAGGCGGCGCACTAGACAACTTTAATAAGTCTTCTGCTGCGGCAAACAATTACACAGGCATTGCGTCTGATGGCAATGGCAGTGTTATATTAGTACTAGATGACGGAAGTGTAAGCTATTCAACCAATCACGGATCCTCATATTCGCCAGCAACTGGTATTGCTGGTATTCCGTCATACGGAACTGGACAGTTTATTATCATTGGTGATAATGGAGATGTTGCATATTCAATAGACAACGGAGCAAACTGGGTCACTACAACTTCGGCACTGACTGCTAGTACATGGAATTCAGTAGCATACGGCGACGGAAAGTTTGTTGTAATTGGATCAGCAAATAAAGTAGCATACAGCCATGATGCTATTACATGGTATGAAAGCAATATTGATAATGTTGATACATTTGATACAGTATCTTACGGTGCAGGAGTTTTTGCTGCAACTGGAAATTCATCTAATCTTGCAAAATCTCAAGATGGTAAATCATGGAAGACATACAACACAGACAGTACCTCGTATGCATTAGACAATATTAGACTGTGGGGAGGAATGGTATATATGCCACTAATCCAAAACTGGATTGTAGTAGCAAACGGATCGACGTGGAATACCATACTTCTTGGTGCAAGTGGATTTGCAAGAGCTGTAGTAAGCTCGAGTAGAATTCAATACTTTGTTATCTACGATTCTGGCAGCAATTATTTAACAGCTCCGGTGGTAACAGTATTTGATCCAGAAGCTACTGATTTTGTAGATTATAATGTAAGATTAGCTGATGGTGTATTGTGTCAGCCTGTTATTAAAAATCGTGGTACCGGTTATGTTACAGCAACTATGAATGTTACAGGAAACGGATTTGCTGATATTTATCAAGTAGGCAAAACATTAAATCTTAAAAATGTTTCACTAGTACCGGGTCCAGGAGCAAACGTTATTATAAATGGCATCAACGATGTTACATATCGACTAACAAAAATAATTTCACAGACTGGCACATCTCCTAATTTTAATTTGGTTGTTTCGATTAGTCCAGTAATAACCAATCAAAATTCTCCCAACCATCTTGAAAGTATACTTATAAAAGAAGAGTACAGTCAAGTACGATTAACCGGTCATGACTTCTTGGACATCGGAACAGGTAACATTAATAGTACTCGCTATCCAGAATTATATTTAGTAGGTGAAGATGCATTAAACCCAAGACGACCATTTAACGAAACAGTCGAAAACGGCGGCGGGAGAGTATTTTACACCAGCAGCGACCAAGACGGTAATTATAGAGTTGGTGATTTATTTGCAGTTGAACAATCAACAGGTACTGTTACAATAAACGCCGATTTGTTTGATTTAGACGGTCTGTCGGAATTGAGTTTGGGAGGAATACAAGTTGGAGGAAGTGCTGTTGTTGTGCGAGAATTCAGCAAAGACGGTTCTTTTATAGCAAACTCAAACAACATTATTCCTACACAAGCAGCAATTCTAAAATACCTAGGAAGTAGAATCAGCGGCGGCGGCGCAGATGCGTTAACCAATACCTTAACAGCAGGACAAGTTAAAATTACAAGTACAACGATTACAACAACTTCAAATTTGCAAATAAATATTCCTGTAAGTACAAATATGCTAGGCGGCATAGACGGCGACTATCTAGCACAACAATTTTTTCTAGCTAAGAATTAAGATAACAATAATGGTAAATATATTAAATAGAGCGGAGTTTTTAAATGGCAGAGTTTAAATTAGGTAGAATTAGATTTATATGGAAAGGCGACTGGGTTGCCTCTTCAGTCTACTTTACAGACGATATTATTCGTAATGGCGGCAACACATATGTATGTATTGCTGGGCACACTTCTACAACATTATTCACTGATGCACAAGCAACTTATTGGAATAAAATTTCTGATGGTACTGAATGGAAATCGTCGTGGGGTCTTAATACCTATTACAAAGTAAATGATATTGTAACATACGGCGGATTGTTATACATTGCAAATGAAGCACACACTGCGGCTGCAACTGTATTATCCGGACTGGAAGCAGATCAATCCAAGTGGGATTTATTTGCAGAAGGATTTGATTACAAAGCAGACTGGGCTGTAGACTCTCGGTATAAAATAAATGATATTGCAAAATACAACGGCACTGTATATATTTGTACACAGGACCACTCAAGTGCGTTGACACTAACAGACGGACTTGAATTAGATCAAGCCAACTGGGATATATTTTCAACAGGATTCTTTTGGACCAATACTTGGTCGGCTACTACTCGTTACACAGTAAATGATATTGTACGATTTGGCGGAACATTATATGTTTGTAATACTGGGCACACTAGCTCAGCAACAGACGAACTAGGACTAGAAGCAGACCAATCCAAGTGGGATTATTTACACAACGGCATTGAGTATCGATCAGATTGGCTAACTACTACTCGTTACAAAATAAATGATGTTGTTAAGTACGGTGGCGGAATCTGGATCTGTACAACTTTCCATACAAGTTCTGCAACAACACTAGCAGATGACGAAGCTAATTGGTCACAATTTGTAGAAGGTTTGGAATTTGAAGATAGCTGGGATTCAACTACTGATTACCAGCCAGGTGACTTTGTAACGTACGGTGGATATAGTTATGTTTCGACTACAAACAATATCGGTGCAAAACCCAGTGATACTCCAGCTGATTGGGATTTGTTTACAACTGGCTTCCGCTTTATCGGAGACTACGAAGATGATAGCTCAACTAGAGAATACATCGAAGGCGATGTAGTTCGGTTAGGCGGATACACATATTTGTGCATCGACAAGCACGAAGGAGTTCGTCCACCAAGCGCTGTTCAATGGCAGCTACTCAATCAAGGAATTGAGTGGAAAAGTGACTGGACTGACGCAACATTCTATGATGCAGGTGACTCTGTTCAGTACGGAGTAAACAGCTATATTAGCATACTTGCGCACACTTCAGACGAAACAGTAGACGAAAATAGACCAGACCAAGATGTCACAGGAATTAATTGGAACCTATTGGTTGCCGGCGCAGAGTCGGGCAATTTAACTACACTAGGCGATATTGTATACTTTGGAGGAGCAGGCGCAACTAGATTGCCAGTTGGTACTCCTGGGCAAGTTCTTACAGTTAATTCTCTTGCAACTGCTCCACAGTGGACTAGTTTTGGCGAAGTTAACAATGTTTATTATGTCGAATCTACAAACGGTGCAGATAATCCAACACCGTTAAATGGTGTTACATTGGACCGTCCGTTTAAAACAATTCGCTATGCAACGGAACAAGTTTTAGCAGGAGCACTGCGGTTCAATGCTAAAAATCTATTACTAAGAAACAGAAGCTTTATTCAAGACGAAGTTATTGAATACATCACTGCGACGTATCCGGCCCTAACATACAATGCAGTAAAGTGCCGCAGGGACGCAGGACAAGTTATTGATGCAGTTGTTTGGGATTTAACACACGGCGGAAACGCCCGTTCTAGATTAGCATCATTGTCATATTTTAATGAAAATGGAGACACTTATCTAGCAGACAACGCAGCTGAAACTGCAGATAGTTTAAATTATATTAAAACTCTCAGTGATGCAATTCTATCAAATATTGCACCAGCAACAGTCCGAGGCTCGCTAAATCAGTATACTAATGCTGCATTTGTTGAAGAAAACGATGCACAATCAACTGTAGTAAGCTTGGTAAATATTGTAACAGACGCTATAACAGCTGGTGACACTTCTGCAATACCCGTAGAAAGAAAAGCACAAAATAGTATATTTGTTAAGACAGGACAATTCAACGAAGTATTGCCAATTGTTATTCCTGAAAATACAGCAATCATTGGCGACGAACTACGTTCAACTAGAATATCACCGGCAGCAAGTCTTGTAGACAGTGGAGATTCTGTCTACAGTATAGCTGCTCTTGCACGATTGCAAGCTATTATAAGCAACATTGTTACACATGATACAGTAACTAAATCTTCTGGAAATGCACTTGATCCAGTTACAACATCACCACCTGGTACTGCACCTGCTGGTACATTTGCTACTGAATTAGTACAACAAATTTCTGATTATATCGATTGGGGAATTAACGGAATTACTAGCGATAGTACTGTTCCGCAATCGTATGGATCGAATATTCCAAATACTACAACAGACTATACATATGCAGTTGAAACACTAGAAGCAAATAGAGAATTTTTAGTTGCAGAAATATCGGCATACATTACTGTTACTTATCCTGGATATGTATATGCTGTGGCTTCGTGCTCAAGAGATGTAAATTCTTATATCGATGCTATCAAGCACGACTTGATCTACACTGGTAATTATAAGTCGTTGCTCGCAGCAAGATATTATGTAAATGCAGTAACTGGCTCAACAGCAGAAGACATGTTCTATGCACGAAATGCCACCGGCTTGAGAAACTGCACAGTTGCAGGATTGTCCGGAACACTAGGAAGTGATAATGCATATGGAACAAAACGTCCGAGTGCTGGAGCATTTGTGAGTCTAGACCCTGGATGGGGCCCAGCTCATGTCGCTGCGTGGATAATTAATAAATCTCCATACATACAAAATGTTACTACATTTGGTACAGGATGCGTTGGATGTAAAGTTGA